GACGTATGCGGGGGGGCGATGCGCGTAAGTCCGCCAGTGACAGGCAAAATTCTGGGTTCGCGCCTTGGGTGCGCATCTTGGGTGCGCAGGTGCGCGGCCCCGGGGTGCGCGGCCGGTGCGCGGGGCCCAGCAACATGAACGACCGCCATCTGCTCGACCCGAATCCACCCCCGCCACCGAAAGGACCTGACCCGTGCTCCAGATCGAGATGCTGCCCGTTGACCGGCTGGTGCCCTACATCCGCAACGCCCGGACCCACGATGCGGATCAAATCGCGCTGATCGCGGCGTCGATCGCCGAGTTTGGTTTCACCAATCCGATCCTGATCGGCGAGGACGAGGTGATCATCGCGGGTCACGGCCGGTTGATGGCCGCGCGGGCACTTGGCCTGACCGAGGTGCCGGTGATCGTGCTGGACCATCTGACCGAGGCGCAGCGCCGGGCGCTGGTGATCGCCGACAACCGCATCGCCGAGAACGCAGGCTGGGATAACGATCTCCTGCGGTCCGAACTCGCGACCCTGCAGGAGGCCGACTTCGACCTCGGCCTGATCGGCTTCGACGAGACCGAGCTCGACGAGATCATGGCAGGCTTCGAGGGGTTTGGCATGGGCGGCGGTGATGGTGCCGCGGCCAGTCAGGGTAAAGGCGGCGCTGGCGAGGATGGCGACGACGACAGCCAGAGCGACGGCACCGCCGCCAACGCAACGCTGGCCGAACGCTTCGGCATCCCGCCCTTCTCGGTCTTCGAGGCCCGCAAGGGCTGGTGGCAGGATCGCAAGCGCGCCTGGCTGGATCTGGGTATCCGCTCGGAACTGGGCCGCGGCGCTGCCCCCGGCGGCGCGCCCCGCCCCCTCGATCGCGGCTGGTCGGGCGAGAAGTCGTTCCCCGCCGTCCCCGGGATGGGGACTGCTGACCCGGCGCCGATCCACAAGGACATCGACCACTATCGCCACAAGGAGGGCAAGCGTGCCCGGAAGGAGGCCGCCCATGGCTAAGCGCCCGGCCCGCACTTTCGGTCAGGATCTGATGCGCGGCGAGCACGTCGTCGGCGCTGGGCAAGCGGCCCCGCAACAAACCGCCCCGCAGAATGGCGGGGTGCTGATGCCGTCCCACACCTCGGGCGATCCGTCCTTCTATGCCAAGAAGCGCGCCAAGGAGGCCGAGCTGGGCCGGGACCTGACCACCGAGGAATTCCTGGCCGATCACTATTCCGCCTCGGACGCACCCACAGCCTCGGGCACATCGATCTTCGATCCTGTCCTCTGCGAGATCGCCTATCGCTGGTTCTGCCCGCCGGGTGGCACGGTGCTGGACCCCTTCGCGGGCGGTTCTGTCCGCGGCATCGTCGCGGCCCGGCTCGGGCGACCCTACGTCGGGATCGAACTCCGCGCCGAACAGGTGGCGGCGAACCAGGCGCAGGCCGATCTCGCAGGTGAACCCGCTCCGCGCTGGATCGCCGGAGATTCCCGCGATCTGGCCCAGCTCGCCGCTGGCATCGAGGCCGATCTGGTGTTCAGCTGCCCGCCCTACTGGAACCTTGAACGGTACTCCGATGACCCTTCGGATCTGTCCACCATGCCCTTGGCTGAGTTCCTGAAAGCTCAGGGCGAGATTATCGCCCAGGCCGTCGCCCGCCTGCGGCCGAACCGCTTCGCAGTCTGGGTGATCGGCGATGTTCGCGATGCCGACGGGTTCTTCGTCAACTTGCCGGGCCTGACGGTCGAAGCCTTCGAGGCCGCCGGTGCCCGGTTCTACAACGACGCGATCCTCGTCACCGCCGTCGGTTCCCTGCCGATCCGCGTCGGCCGCCAGTTCACCGCGGCTCGCAAGCTCGGCCGCACCCATCAGAACGTGCTGGTCTTCTGCAAGGGCGATCCCCGCAAGGCCACCGAGGCCTGCGGGCCGGTAGAGTTCGGCGAGATCGAAGCGCCGGGCGAACGTGACAGCAACGATGCCAGCCCGGGCGACGATCATGACAGCGACACCGACCCGGAGGACGACCGATGACCGCGCCCATCGTTGAAATGCACCATGGCATCGCCGTCGTCCGCGACGATCTCTTCCCCGGAGGGACCAAGGCACGGTTCGTCGGCAGCGTGTTCGACCATGCCCACGAGGCGGTCTATGCCAGCCCGCCCGAAGGGGGCGCACAGACGGCGATTGCGACGGTCGCCCGGCGCCTCGGCAAGCGAGCAACAATTTTCGTCGCCGGTCGCACGCGGCCCCATCCCCGGACGCTGGAAGCGGCGCGGATGGGCGCAAAGGTCGTGCCGGTCACGCCAGGCTATCTCTCCGTGGTCCAGGCACGGGCGAAGGAATACTGCCGCAACACGGGCGCAAGTCTGATCCCGTTCGGGGCTGAGATCCCGGGCGCGGTTGAGGCGATCGCCGCAGCCGCCCACCTCGTCGACTTCGAACCCGATGAGGTCTGGTGCGCCGCCGGGTCAGGTGTCCTCGCCCGCGGTCTCGCCGCCGCCTGGCCGAAAGCCCGCCGCCATGTCGTTCAGATCGGCCGTGACCTGACTCCGCGCGAGGTCGCCGGGGCCGCCATCCATGTCCACCCGCGCAAGTTCAGCGACCGCGCTGCGCTGGCGGCGCCCTTCCCAGCTGATCTCCACTACGACGCGAAGGCGTGGGAGCTCTGTATCGCCATGCGCGGGCCGAGGGGAGTGTTGTTCTGGAATGTGGCGCCTTCGATATCCTCACTTAGAAGTCCGCTACAAACCAAGTGATTTCATGTCATTCTTAAAGTTTTGATAGTCATTCCAGCCCAAAAGAAGTGCAATCTGCTTTGATCTACTTTGGCCAAAATGGTTTGAAAGAGAGAACTCAGCACCAAAACTGACCTCAAGGCTGGCAAACGTATTCTTCACATGATTAGTGAAATTACCCTCCTCGAAGTGAATGGCCTGATTTCTTCCCTGCCAAATGATTTCCTTTAGTGGCGTTCCCAATAGGAGTCGCCCATCTGGCGCATTCTTAAGACCTCCATGGACAATCGAAATCCCCTGCTTTGCGATCTGAAGTAGCGCACCCCAGAGTGCTTGAACAGCGAACTGACGTGCGCCAACACTGGCCTCTAGACTTGACTTCATTAGCGCGATCTGATCCGCTTGTATTTTGGCTTTTGCCATTCGATGGAATGCCGCCATGACGTGCGCATCGGTAAAGTCATCGTTAAGGTCACTTGTCTCGAAGTCCCAACGATTAGCGGCATACTTTCCCATTTCCTGAGCAAGTTCTTGCCTCAGTCGGGACAAGTCATTCTCTTCGTGCATTGCAAGATTAATCAAGTTCTTGGCCGCGTACTCTGTATCCTCTGCGTAACCCATCTAATGCCTCCCTAAATCCCTAAGTCAGTGCTGCAAACAGGCCTGCATTGGCTTCTAGCACCTTACTCATTCACTTACACCATATCCGCTTGCCCTATCGCCTCGAACGCAATCTTAAGCGCCGGATCGAAACCCGGGTCAATCCGCACCGGGCCGTAGCCGTGTTGCCGGTTCCAGCGATCGATGTCGCGCAGCGCTGCCGCGAATTCCTCGTCCGTCTCACAGATCGTCCGCGTGACATCGCCCTCGGCGAAGTTCAGGATGGTCCGCTCGCCCGGTGACGCCCATGTGCCGAACCATGAAGCGTCCTGAGCCGTGTCGACCTGCGCCCATCCCCGGGCGCAGGAGCATATGTCGAAATCATACCGATAGCGATCGCCCGGCTCGAAGGTGCGGATGATCTTCACGCCCGGCCCTCCCGCGCCTCGATCGCCATGACGGCGAGGTCACGATAGCGCGCCATTGCCTTTGGGCTCGACGAGACCGGATTGATGATGACGGCCCGGAGATTGTCGATGTCGCCTTTCTCGGCGAGGGCCACGAGCCCTTCGAGCTTGGCCCGGAAGCGGGCGTGGGTCGCAGCCGAGAAATCCGGTGGCGGCGGCAGTTCTCCCTGCCGGGCGCGGGCCTCGACATCCGCATCCTTCCGGCGCCGGGGCGCCGCGGCAGGTTCCGGTTGAAGGGACGTATCGGTCGCGATCGCCAGAACCGGCGCCGGTGCGGATGCTTCCGCGGCGGCTTCGACCATCGTCCCGACGCCCGCCTCGTCCTCGTCGCATTCGATTTCGGCGACCAGCCGCCCCTCGGCCGTCTCGAAGCCCGGCGCGCCGAGGATCACTTTCGTCGAAGCGGCAGCCCGCTCGGCACCGATCTGGACGGCCAGCAACCGCTGCAGCCGCTCGGCGGCGGTTGTGGCGTTGGCACTCCGCCCTAGGGGCTTGTCGCTCAGTCTCTGGGCGAGGCGGTTGATCTGGGCGGCGGTGAGAATGGTGTTCATGGGGGCCTCCTTCAGGCGTTCTTGATGTGGGCGGAGCGGCCTTCCGCGGTGACCGCGTAGATCATCGTGCGGCTGTCGCCGAAGCTGGCGGCGAAGGCCTCGGCCTGATCGATCCGGTCGAACCGGGCGCGGATGCGGGTCGCGGGCTTGGACCCGCGGCAAGCGATGAAATGGTCGGCGGTGGCGAGGCAGGTGGCCTCGTAGCCGGTGGGTGGGCGGGTCTTGGCAGGCATCTGGGACCTCCGTTTCAGGGTGTCGCAGACATTGCGGAGACCGCCCGAAGAGCAAGTCCAGATGACTGATATAATTGGAGAATGTCGGGAATGGGGGTGTCGCGGCGCGCCTATGCGGCCTTGCGTGGGGTCAGTGAGGCCGCCGTGCGCAAGGCCCTGGCGACGGGCCGGATCGCGGCCGAACCCGACGGCACGATCGACCCCGTCCGGGCCGACCTGATGTGGGACGCCGCGACCGATCCGGCGAAGCAGCGCGGCGTCCATGCCCGGCATCTGGGGCGCGACACGGCGGCAGCGTTGCGGATCGCGGCGGGGACGAAGCCGGTGCCGCGGCTGGCGTTTGCAGCTGTCGCCGAGACCCTGAGCGAAGCGGGCGCTGATCTTGGCGGCGCTGGCGCTGGTTCCGCCGGTGCCGAGGGCGGCGAGGTCTCCTTTGTCAAGGCGCGGATGGCAAATGAGGTGCTGAAGGCCCAGACCGCCCGGGTGCGGTTGCAGAAGATGAAGGGCGAGGTCGTTGATCGCGCCCGAGCCACGGCGATGGTCTTCGATCTGGCGCGGCGGGAGCGCGATGCCTGGCTGAACTGGCCACCGCGGGTGGCGGCCGACATCGCCGCCGAACTCGGGGCCGAGCCCCATGCCGTGGAACAGGTGCTGATGCGCTACCTGCGCCGCCACCTCACCGAAATGTCGGAGGTGAAAGTTGAACTTCGCTAGCTTCGAGGGGGCCGAGGATATCGCTGTCGCCTGGGCGCGGGGTCTGGCGCCCGATCCGGCGCAGACCGTGGCGGAATGGGCCGACCGGTATCGCATCCTTTCGTCGCGGGCGGCATCCGAGGCCGGGCCCTACCGGACGTCGCGCACGCCGTACCTCAAAGCGATCATGGAGGCCCTGTCGCCGAACAACCCAGCGCAGCGGGTCGTCTTCATGAAATCCGCCCAGGTGGGGGCGACGGAGGCCGGGAACAACTGGATCGGTTTTTGCATCCACCGCG